TGCGGTTACCTGTAGAGGCTGTACCAGCAAGGCGCAGGGTCGAAACGCTAGCCGTGATTGTGATGGACGAAGCGCTATCGTTGTAGATTGAGATTGCATCACCCGCAGCAAATGTACTGTTCGGGATTGTGATACCAGCCGAAACTGCAATGACTTTACCAACATCCGCTGTGGTGGCCGTACCGCTCGTTGTAGAGCGTGGGATATTGCGATAGCCTATAGTTACGCCGTCAATCGTAGCGTTAGCAGCAACCGAAGTGACCGAGCCGCCAAGTGTGATGCTGCCAGTGCTTGTAACCGTACCAGTGAGCGTCAGACCATTAACCGAACCAGCACCTGCAACAGACGTAACTACATTCGACCAGATAGGTGCAGCAGATGCACCTTGAGAGGTAAGTGCCTGACCGGATGTACCGTAGTTTGCCCCACCCAGACCCCATTGACCTGCCGACGCAATACGGAACCGCTCGGTAGCAGACGTAGAGATAGCGACCGTATTTGCAGCACCAGCATTGCTGATAAAGCCGCCCCCGCTGTTAAATGTGATGGTAGGCGTTGCGGAAGAAAGCAGAATGTTGCCAGCTACGTCGAGCTTTGCACCGGGGGTCGTCGTGCCTACCCCTAGGTTACCACCTGCTTCGTTTATGGTGATGTTATTTGCTGTTGCGGTACCGTCGGTGCGCTGTGATTGAAGCCACACGTGGCCGTCCGACGCATTGACGCCAACCAAAAGACCGTACGCGGTGTCTGAGTTCGTGACATAGGCTGGTGCACCTGTCGCACTACCTAGTACCGGGGCATTGAGCGTACCGCCAGCAGTAACCTGCAAGCGTGTCTTAGCTGCGGTTCCCGCACCAACACCAACCAACGAGCCGCTGTCATAAACAATAGATGCCGAAACAGCCGAAGTACCATTACCTTTAAGTAGGTAGCCGCTGGTCAATGTATTGGTACCTGTACCGCCAGAAGCGACAGATAGAGCAGTGCCAAGGGTAAGCGTCGTCAGGTGGGACGTAGCATCAACCACATTGGTGCCGGTATTGTAGACCCACATGGTCTTGCCCGAAGGTACGGCAATGCCTGTGCCTGTGGAGTTCTTTACCGTGATTGTGCCGTCTGTGCCGTTGTTGATGATGTACGGCTTCTCAATAGAAGGGACAACTAGGTTATAACCTGTAGTGGCAGTGCCCGTCAGGTTGAGGCGCATGTTGCGTGCAGCCTGCGTACTGTTGGTATCCGTCAAGGTCAGCGTGACGTTAGCATTGGAGAAGGCCACATCCGCCGAACCAACAATGGCTTCTTCGATTGCTGTGCCAAGGTTGACGTTCGTGACGTCGCCCCACGTGGTGGTGTTCTCACCCGTGGCCATCAACTGGATTTTAAGGTTGCTATACGTACTTGCCATCTTCGTTCCTTACGTCGGTATCTGTACCCAAACAACGGTGTTGCCGTCTACCACTTGTACCCAATCCCCAGTTTGGGAGTCATCAATCGTTTGCCAGCTCGGTGTCTGGTTGTCATTTATCGTCGTCCACTGCTCGTTAGGAATATCATCGAACGCAAGGCTGGCAAACGGTGTTTCACCAAACGAGCCGAAGCCGAAGAATGAACCCTGTGCGCCTTCATAGCGATTACCATCCCTAATCTCCGTCCAGTTCGGAGTTTGATTGTCATTAATGACTCCCCAAACCAAGACGCTCGTAACAGATGCAGTTGCTTGTACACCAATTAAAGTGACATTGGAACTGGTTACGACAGTAGGGGTGGATATTGCCCCAACAGCCTCGACACCACTGACCGACGCACCTGTACCCGCGCTAATCGTGACCGTGCCAAGTGTGCAAACTGTGGAAACGCCAGTGACCGTAACACTTGCACCAGATGAAGTAGTTACCGTGCCGACCGCACCTGATGCTTCTACGCCATCTTCAATGACAACAGCTTCGCAGTTGGTCTCAACCGTACCGACGGATACGGTAGCTTCTACACCATCGACGTAAATGCGATTGATTGACCGGACCTCAACGGTGCCGGTTTCGCCAAGGGCTTCAACCCCAGTAGGCGTAGCATTTGCATCGGCTTGAACTTCAACGGTGCCGGTAGCACCTGCAGCTTCTACGCCTGTGACGGATACGTTGGTATCCGCTTGCGCCTCTACTGTGCCGAGTGAAGCAGTGGCTTCCAGCCCTGTAAGGGTAATATTCGCCGTGCCGGTTGCGTTTAGTGTGCCGGTCGCGCCTGTGGCTTCGACACCCGTCAGGTCTACATTGTTTTCAGCTTGAACTTCAACGGTGCCTACGGAGGCGGTAGCTTCAACGCCCTCTTCAATAACGATGGCGTCAGCGTCGGTAACTACGGTGCCGACCGCACACGTAGCAGATACACCCGTTACATCGACCGCAACGTCGTTTGTCTCAAGAATGTCCGCAAAGGCGGAACCCGCGAAAGGAGAGAAACCGAACATAATTCTGCCTCCCTCCTTCCTAAAGTTAGGGTCTTAGTTAGATATTATTCCGCAGGTGCAACGCGTTTCGAGCGGATTGACCAGACAGCAGCAACGATGGTTGCGCCAGCACCTGCAAGTGCGACGGCAGTTTCAGAGTCAATCATACCGTGCCCCGCAAAGTAGCCACCGACGGCAGCGAGTATAGTGCGGACTACGCCGTATACTTCATTCTTATTCATAACAAACTCCTATGCTTCGTTTGCGGAGATTTTTCCGCCCTTCATAAAAACATACTTGCCAAGCACAGGCTCATCTTTGGGCCAGCGACATGCAACAAGACGGCTTTTACCAAGCTTCATTATGTTTACAGCATTTCCTTGATTACCACCAAGCACATAATAGTGCCCTGCATCTTCACCTACGTAGAAGCCCACATGCCCACCACCTGCGCGGTTAAAGACTAAAATGGCTCCGGGGGCTACACGGTCAGGGCGTAGAAGCGAGCCGTAAGTAGCCCACTCTTTCGCACGCATGTAGTATTTAGGGTAAGGCAACCCTGCTTCGTCCATGCAGTGTGCAACGAACACGCCGCACCAAGGAGTCTCATCATTCCGCCACCAAGCACGTAGCTTCGCTAGCCACCCAAGGATAACCTTGTTGTGGGCTGGGCCGGGGATTTCCTTAGTGCCTACAAAGCTTTCAGCAACCTCAAGCCAGCGTGGGTCAGACATTATGCTGCGCCTTGTGCCCAAGGAAGTGGTGGGGTTACTACAGGCGGCACAATCTGGTCATTGATTTGCTGTGCCACGTTCGCTTCGTAGGCGGCTACTTGTTCAGCGCCCATTGCAGCTTGCACCCAGCCAATGACCTGCGCTTCGGTGAGGTCTGCATACGGTGTGAACGGAGCGTCGGGGTCGATGCTGACGCCCTGTGAGCCGTATACGCTGCCGGAATAGGTGCCGTCAGTGCCAGTGAGCGTCCAGTGGACGTTGAATACTACATCGGTTTCGCCGTCTTCTTCGGGGTATGCGTCCATCTGCACGACGGCCCAAGTGTACGTTGTTGCCATTTTATTTTCCTTCTAGTTGAGCCACGCGGGCACGTAGTGATTGGAGTTCTGCAATAAGGTTGGCGATGATTTCAGGTGAAGAGTAGTCCATCTGCTGCATCAGCTCACCATCCTTCTCGCCTATGACCACAGCAGTCTCGGAGACTTCCTGAACCTCATGCGCAACGAGACCAATAAAGCGTGCGCCATCAGACCTCCAGTGGCCTTGCACTGGGTTAAGCGCGTCAATGTATGCGCCGCTATTGGTGATTGGGCCGTCGATTTTCTTTAGGCGATAGTCCGAGGTTGTGTTGTATGCAGTCGTGCCGCCAGACCACGAGATAGAACCACCGTTGAGTGTGCTGTTGTACTCGAAATAAGCGTAGAAACCCGAACCCGATGCCGAGTTGCGGATGAGCAAGCCACGGTCGTTAGAGTTGAGTGTGAGCGGCCACGACCCAGCACCTGTGTTCTTGAACTCGTTTGAAGTGTTAGCGGCAAGCGGTGCTGTGGTGCCTACGAGCAGGAAGCCATCGCTGGTGATGCGGGCGCGTTCTGTGCCGCTTGTATTAAAAGTAATCGGAGCGGCTTCTTCGGTCAGGAGGGTAAACGCCCCCGTGCCGCGATGTTGGAGCCGAGAGTCAGTGTTAGCGCCGCCATTACCACGAAGTATACGAAACCCATAGTCGCTGTAGGTTGTATCACCAATCAGGTCGATATAGGCAAAGTTGCTGCCTGTGCGCCCGTAACCAATTTCAATGCTATTACCGTTGTTGAAGCCTTGGCCCATGTAGATGTTGCTAGAAAGACCGACGTTCCCTGTTACGTCAAGCGTATGGTTGGGTGCAGATGTGCCGATACCGACGAGACCCGCGCTAGTGATACGCATACGTTCAAAAGAGCCGCCACCTGAACCGTTTGTGCGCGTCCCAAAAATCAACGCGCCTGCGTAGTTTGTATCAGTTGTGTTCTCTTTGATACCAGAAATAAACGCTAAGTCACTGATGCCACTCGTCCCCGTTGTGTATCCACGGAACGAAATGCCACAACCAGCGTTCCCTGAAGTAGCCGATGAAGTCCCTGTTAGAACCGTATTGTAGACGTTGGGGCTGAAGGTTGTTGTAACCGCCCCGCGCACCTCAAGCAGATTTGCTGGCGAACTCGTACCAATCCCGACGTTGCCGCTGCTGTCGATATACATCCGCGTTGCAGAGTTGGTTACATCAAAGAATGAAAGACCAGCATTACTTGCCCCAGCAAGACCGCCAATGATGTCAAAGTTGCCGCCGCCAGAACCAGTGTTCTGCAGACGCACTCGATTGGTCGATTGATCCGCGAAAGAAACGTGGAGACCGACCTGTGGTGCGCTCGTCCCAATTCCGACGAAGCCGCTGCTGTTGATGCGCATACGTTCTGTGTAAGTGCCGCCGCCAGTTGTATCGTTGTAGAAAATAGTAATGGCGCTGGCCGTCTGGATGCGACTGCCCTTGTTGCTGTCACTGCTGTCACGTAGTGTCAGGAAAGGTTGGAAGCCTGTGGCGCGGATTGCGTCTTGGGCAACAACATCCAGCTTACTACCCGGCGAAGTCGTACCAATCCCGACGTTGCCGCTGGTATCAATACGAGCGCGTTCTGCGTTGTTTGCATAAAACACATACGGGTGGTTCGTCAGCGTTCCGGTTACGCCAGCGGAGGCGAGATAACTGATAACAGTTTGAATAGTGCCATCGCCACCAGTAATAACACCGCGAACATCCAGCTTACTACCCGGCGAAGTCGTACTAATCCCCAGCCGGTCGTTGCTGTTGTCCCAGAACAGGTTAGCGTTGTCCTGTGTATATACGCCTGAAGCGCCAGCAAACACGACGGAGCCAGCGGTGAAGGTAGTATTCGTACCTGTGCCGCCGTTTGCAGCGCCAAGAATGGAAGTACCTGCCGCAATCGCCGTCCCGTCTTGGTACACGGACTCCCCGGAAGGATAAGTAACAAAGACGTCCTTGGTGCCTGTGGAGAAGTTAACCAAAGAGCCGCCGTTGCTGGATGAAAGCACCGTAGTACGCGCAAGTGTAGGGCCGGTAGACGAATAAGTACCGAGGCCAACTTCCCATTGGGAACCAGCATTAATCGTATAGTAGGTCGTGTTGCCGTTACCGACTACCGAGAAGTTCTGATACCCGGTTGGCGCGGTTCCGCTGAGCGTTACCGTACCTGTACCAGTTGTAGTAGTGGTGTCGCGGACGCGGTCAGCGAGAACAAGAGCCATTAGTTTTCCTTACGCGATACGAATAATAGCCGTTGTGTTTGTGGCCGTTGGGAAGATGATTGTGAAATCACCATTTGTCGAGGTCTTATCCGAACCAAAGTCCAGCACAGCCACAGCAGCGTTCGTCAACGTGGTGTTCGCGTTCGAGTTAGCCGAAGGAGTTGTGTTGTAGATAAGCGCACCGCGAGCCGTGATTGTCGCGTTGGCAAAGGTAAGGTCGGAAAAGTCGGTGAAGCCTGTACCTGTAGAAGAGTTGTTGTTTGACGTAACAACACCAAGATTGACCAGCGTGCCGCCACCGGCAGTGTAGTTCGTGCCCGAAGATGAAACTTCGTTCGATGAGCTATACGCCGTGGTGTTCGCATCAAGCGAAGCCGACGAAGTGTAAAGAGCAAGCTTGAAGGTGTCGCCACCAGTTGCACGGAAATCGTGCACGGCCAGCATAAGCTCGGCCTTAAAACTAGTGCACATTGCTTGGGTAATTGGCATCTTAAAGCCTCCTTATGTATCGAGTATGGCGGTTAGCTCTGGATGCCCCGCCTGTTTAAATTTATTCACCAGAGTTACGTTGTGGGACCGCACTGCCTCGTGCATATAGTGCACAAGCACCCCACGGATGCTGTCTTTGAAGGCTTCGGCTTGGTCGCGGATAGCAGGGTGTGCATTGCTGCCGACATAGATAATCTTATCCAGAGCGCGCTCGGCAACTTCTTCCGGCGTGAAACCACGTCCTTCGGTCGCCATGACCATGACACTCCCAACATCGCTAGAACCGTTAAACATCTATACCTCCTACTGGACCGGATACCGCGCCTGCGGCGTCCGATACATATCTTGACGGTTCTTGCCTTCGCCAAGTTGTTTAAGCATGGCCATCGCGCTGTCGTACCGCTTCTGGTACTCGGCATTGATATCCTGCTCGCCCTTCATAAAAATATACGCCTCTATGAGTGCGCCGTAGAGCAACACGCTGTCGAAGTTATCACCCAACCAGCTTGTACCAGCAGTTACGATGGACTCTGGGTAGTAGAAGTAATGCAGTTCGACTGCATAGTCGTCGTCCGGCGTCGGGCCAAGAATGTACGAGTTCTCGTCAAAGTAGGCGTAGTGCGTGGGTATACCTTCGTCGCTCGGGTTAGGAAACGACTGCCGGATAAAGCTGACGTCCTTGTTGAGCAAATACTCATACCGCCCAGTGTCGTCGATAACCGCCATAGAGAAGTTAGCCAGCCAGTCTGAAGGCACGGACAGATACTTATTGCCGGACGTCATGTTACCCGTCACGTTTTTGCGCAAGTCAAGCAGCTGCACCGCGTTAAAGATGCGCTGCTCAGCCTGTTCGATGAACGTGTTAATCTGTTCGGTAGACGTCAAAGTCACCGTAGAGCCGTTAGAGCCGGTCCACGAAGTGTTGGGAAAGTCGTTTTCGACGTACCCTTTGATTGTCTCGAACAGTTGTGCGTAGTTCATTATGCCAGTTTCTTGCTGCTATGCGTGCCCTTGGTAGCCGCACCGGTTCCGCGTGTTTTCACGGTCTGGGTGTTAGGTACGTTGTTTGGGTAACCGCTATTGTTCTTCACAATCGGCACCGTCTTGGGTTTGTAGTCCATATTATTTACCCCGCGAAGATTTCTTCTGGTTGGCGATTTTGGCAAGATTGCGGCCCATAGCCTTCATCTGCGCATTGGTTTTGCCGCCCTTGGCGAGCTTCGTCAGAGGCTGACCCTTGTGTTTCGCACGCTCGTGCTTGTGCACGGCCTTTGCTACAGTGGCCTTGTCCTGCTTCATGTCTTTCTTATCCATCACTAATTCTCCGTCTCAATCGTTACGGTCCCTACTTGACCATTACCTAATAGCGTATTTGGAAGACCAAATAAACCCAAAGGATTATTTAACCCTACAGGGTCCCACCCCCACTGAATTACGCGACTACCGTCAGTAGGGTTATTGTTCACGTTCAGACCCGCTTGGAAATAGCTGTTATCTGGACGTGGGTCGCGTAGCGCCTGCGGGTCATCCACTGGATACATACCCAACTGGAGCTGCGGCTGGTCCGGTTCCCAGCATGTAGGGCACACGAGAATATTGATGTTCTTGGTCTTGATGACGAGCCGCTTTAGCTCCTTCAGCTTATAGCGAAAGTTACAGCGGTCGCACTGGGCGATTGCCCATTTACCAGATGCAAACCGATTAGGCACAAATCACCGGAAATACTGACGAGGTGCGATACGCAATGGCGCTTTCTCGCGGTCCTCATCAGCAGCCTGCTGCCAAAGTTCTTCGTACTGCGCTTTCAGACCCACAGAGCGCTCAAG